AAGACATCAACTTTTACTGCAGTGTCTGGAGATGGATTTTTTGCAAATACAACAGGTAGTGCATTTACAATGAATTTACCAGCAGGTTCTGCTGGAGATATAGTATCAGTTGCGGATTACGCAGGAACTTGGCAAACTAATGCTTTAACAGTTTCACCAAATGGTTCAGATAAAATAGGTGGATTTAATGCAAGCACAATTTTAAACACTGAAGGTCAATCGGTAACTTTTGTATTTGTGGATTCAACACAAGGTTGGGTTAACACTATGGATTCAACTTCAAACGCTAGAGGAAAAGCATATATTTGTGCATCTAGTCCGTGCGTTGCAACAGTTGGAGATTTTAAAATTCATACTTTTACCGGTCCTGGAACTTTTACTGTTAATTCAGTAGGTAATCCTCTTGGATCTGATTCAGTAGATTATTTAGTAATCGCTGGTGGCGGCGGTGGTGGAACTGGCGTTAATTATAATGCTGCAGCTGGTGGAGCAGCAGGCGGATATAGATTTTCAAATGGTACGACATCAGGAAGTTATTGTGCAGGTCCAGCACCTTTAGGTGCAACAGCTTTACCAGTTTCAGTACAAGGTTATTCAATTGCAGTAGGTGGTGGTGGAAATGCTGGTTCTCCTGGAGGCAATGGTACTCAAGGTGCTACTTCAAGTTTTTCAACAATTTCAAGTGCAGGCGGTGGTTATGGTTCTGGTTATCATCCTTCACCTAGACAGGGTGGTGCTGGAGGATCTGGGGGTGGTTCTGCTGGAGGTGAATCTAGTGGAGGAACAGGAAATACTCCACCCGTTAGTCCACCTCAAGGTAATCCTGGTGGAAATACATCAGCAACTCCTGGTGCTGCTGCATCAGCTGGTGGTGGCGGAGCAGGTGGAAATGGTGGAAATTCTTCATCTCCGTGTCAAGGGGGATCTGGAGGAGCAGGTTTAACAAGTGTTATTACAAACTCACCTGTTGCTAGAGGTGGTGGTGGAGCTGGTGGTAATGATTATAACGTAACAACAAACAATGCATCAGCATCAGCTGGAGGAGGTGGTATTGGAAATGGTGCACCTGCATCATCTGGAACTGCAAACACCGGTGGTGGTGGAGGTGGTGGTGGAGTAAATTGTTCAACTGTATATAGTGGTGGAAATGGGGGTTCAGGTTTAGTAATAATAAGGTACAAATTTCAAAATTAATTATGACAAGTAAAATAAAAGTAGATAATATAAATAAAGTTTCAGATGATTCAAACATCATCAAAAAATGTGGATCAACTCAATCAGGATTTGGAAGATCAGGCTCTGTAAATTGGCAAACAGGTTCAATTAAAACAGCTACATTTACTGCAACGAATGGTGAGGGTTATTTTGCAAACACATCAGGTGGAGCTTTTACAATGAATTTACCCGCAGGTTCTGCTGGAGCAATCGTAGCTGTTGCAGATTACACAAGAACATTTAACTCAAATAATTTAACAATTAGTCCTAATGGTTCTGAAAAAATTGGTGGTGTAAATGCAGATGCAACATTAAATGTTAATGGTCAATCGGCTACATTTGTTTATGTAGATGGAACAGAGGGATGGATTAATGTTCAAGAAACTGAAACATCACAAACAGGTATTCCTCCTGCTTATATAACAGCAACAGGTGGAACAATAACTACTGTTTGTACAAATTTTAAAGTTCATACTTTTACAGGTCCAGGAACTTTTACTATTACTGCAGGTTCAGGTTCTTTATCAAAATTAGATTATTACCTCGTAGGAGGTGGTGGTGGTGGAGGTGGTGGTGAACCTGGTTATTGGACTGGTGGTGGCGGAGGTGCTGGAGGATTTAGAGAATCTAAAACTTCGTCTGTTTCAGGTTGTTGGTCAGCAAGTCCTTTAGTTGCTGCTTGTGGTTCTTTAGGTCCATTTTCAGCTCCAACTGCAATTCCTGTAACTGTAGGAGCTGGAGGTACTAATGGAACTTCAAATAATCCAGCCTGTAGTGCAACAGCAGGTGGACAAGGTGGTAATTCAATTTTTTCAACAATAACAGCAACAGGTGGAGGTGGCGGTGGAAAATCTACAGGATGTACAGGAACTCCAGGATCCGCACCTGCTAGATTTGGACAACCAGGTGGATCAGGTGGTGGATCAGGTGGTGGAGGAACGAATCCAATAGGTAATGGTAACACTCCTCCTGTAAGTCCTCCTCAAGGAAATAATGGTGGACAAGGTTCTGTACCAAGTGCTGGTAGAGGTGGTGGTGGAGGTGGTGCTGCTGCTGTTGGAGGAACATATCCTTCTATGTCGGGTGGATCTGGAATCGCTTCTAGTATTACAGGTAGTCCTGTCGGACGAGCAGGTGGAGGAAAAGGTGATGGTAGTGGTAATGCTGGTCCAGCTAATAGTGGTGATGGGGGAGACAGTAATCCTTGTGGTGGTAATGCTGCTGCAGGTGGTTCAGGTGTAGTAATAGTAAGGTATAGGTTTCAATAATTATGAGTGAAATAAAAGTAAATAAAATTAGTCCAAGAGCAGCGTGTGGTACAGTACAACTAGGAGATAGTGGAGATACTTTCACAATTCCTGCTGGTGCAACAATTAACAACCAAGGTACAGCAACAAACTTTGGTGCAACGGGTTCAGCTTCTTGGGTAACAACAGTTAAAACATCAACTTTCACAGCAGTTGCTGGTGAAGGATATTTTGTAAATACAACAAGTGGACCAATTACAGTTAATCTTCCAGCAGGAACTGCAGGCGCAGTTGTTGCAATAAAAGATTACGCAGGAACTTTTGATACAAATAAAGTAACGGTAAGTCCAAATGGTTCTGATAAAATTGGTGGAATTAATACTAGTGATGGAACTTTAACCACAGAAGGTATTGCAGTAACTTTTGTTTTTGTAGATTCAACACAAGGTTGGTTAGTAACAGATTCAGGTTTACAATCAGAATTACCAACAGCACAATTTGTAACGGCAACAGGTGGTAATTCAGTTACTACTTGTGGAAATTTTAAAATTCATACATTCACAGGACCCGGTACTTTTTGTGTGTCTTGTGCAGGAAATCCAGCAGGATCTAATACAGTAGATTATTTAGTAATAGCTGGTGGTGGAGCTGGTGGTGGTCACGGAGGAGATGGAGCTACAGTTGGAGGCGGTGGTGGAGCTGGTGGATATAGATTTTCAAACGGAACAGCATCTGGTTGTTATACGGCTGGACCAGCACCTTTAGGTGCTTCAGCTTTACCAATTACAGCAACGAGTTTTCCAATTACAGTAGGTGCTGGAGGAACATCAGGCTTTCCAGGAAATTGTGCGCCGGCATCAAAAGGTTCAAATTCAATTTTTTCAACAATAACATCTACTGGAGGCGGCGGCGGTAATGGTTCTGGTATGACTTGTGCCGCTAAAGGAAATGGTGGTTCAGGTGGTGGTGGTAGAGGATCGCCTAGTCCAGTTGTTTTTGGTACTGGTAATACACCTCCAACAACACCTCCTCAAGGAAATAATGGTGGATCTGGAATTGCACCAAAACAAGGTGGAGGAGGCGGAGGTGCTGGTGTAGCAGGTGCTCCTGGAGATCCAAGTAGTCCAATAAGAGGTGGTGGAGGAAATGGTTTAACATCTTGTATAACAGCATCACCTGTAACTAGAGCTGGTGGTGGTGGTGGAGCAAATACATCTACAGCACCAAATGGTGGTACAGGTGGTGGAGGAGCAGGTCCCCCAAGTACATCAGGTGGAGCAGGTACAGCAGGAACAATCAATACTGGTAGTGGTGGTGGTGGCGGTCCACACACTTATCCAACACCTGCTAATGGTGGTGCAGGTGGATCTGGAATTGTTATTATTAGATACAAATTTCAGTAGTTGAATGATAATTAAAATTAATATATAAGGAGAATAATTATGGCACATTTTGCAAAACTAGGATCAAACGGAAAAGTTATTCAAGTATTAACACTTGATAATAAAGATATGTTAAACGCTGATGGCGTTGAAGATGAAACAGTAGGTCAACAATATTTAGAAACACACAATAATTGGCCTGCACAAATGTGGATTCAAACTTCTTACAATACACAAGGCGGACAACATAAAGATGGCGGAACACCTTTAAGGGGTAATTACGCAGGTATAGGTATGACTTGGGATGAAGATAATCAAATCTTTTGGCCAAAGTCACCTTATGCATCTTGGGTAAAACACATCGAATCAGCTTCTTGGAAATCACCGATCGGTGATGCTCCAGCATTAACTGCAGAACAAGAATCACAAAATACAGCTCGTACTCACGAGTGGAGTTATATCTGGAATGAAGCTAATCAAACTTGGGACTTGACAGATTCGAAAGCATAAATTAAAAATGGTGGTGGTATGCAAAAGAAAGTATTAACAGAACAAGCTCTATATTTTGGTGATGTAGCAATGCCTAAAAATTGGGACATTGACCGAGATAAATTATCAGGCGACATTTTACAATCAGTAATTCAAAACAAAAAATTTCCATTTTCAAGAACTTGGGATATGTTAAATACATATATGAGAGATCACGTTAATCTTAAATATAGTATTAATTTAATTAACAAAGAAACGTGGGGAAACATTTATAAACCCGGCGAGAATACAATACCTTTGTTAAATATAGATCCAGTCGATTTACGAAACTCTCCAGATTATACTTTGTTATATGGTGTAAAAGTAAAAGATTGTATGGTCAGAATACACTTTGAAGATAACAGACGTAAAGGAAGAAGTTGGGATATACCACTTACAAACAATATGTTTATTATGTTTCCATCTACTAATATGTACTACCTAACTAATAATCAAAAGGATAGTTTAAATTTTGTACAAACTATAACGTATGAATATATCTAATTACTATTGGTATTTTAGTGGTGCATTAACACCTAGATTTTGTGATGAAGTAATAAAATATGCTAATGCACAAAAAGAAACAATGGCTAGAACAGGTGGGTATGACAAAGAAGA